AACTGGCCGCCTCCGCAAGGGAAGGCCCCTTCGTCTAGCGGTCCAGGACGTCGCCCTTTCACGGCGAAAACACGGGTTCGAGTCCCGTAGGGGTCACCACCGGCGCGGAATTGTCCATTCCGTCCAGTGTGTTGAAGGCTGATATGGCTAGCGGTGATTGCCTGCTAGCCATCATGTGCGCGGATTGATCCGCTTGTCGGGCGCGGTCGGCGTTCTGAACATATGTCGCCACTTCCGCGTCATTCTTCCAACCGCCCCAAGCCTTTAGCTGCTGCTGTGTCGCGCCCGCATTGGCCAGGCGGGTGGCTGCCGCCTTGCGCAGCCCATGGGCGCGGCCTGGCACGCCAGCGGCCTTGCACTTGTCGCCGAACCAATTGCCGAACCCGGCCGCCGTGAAGGGCCTGCCATACTCTGTCAGCAGGAATGGCTTGCCCGCCTCGCTCCGGTGGCGCTTCAGCTCGGCGCGCAACTCCCCGATAACCGGCAAGTCCATATCCGTGCCCGTCTTCCCTTGACGGAAGATCAGCCGCTGTTCGGGTTCGCTGTCCAACTCGCTACCCGGTGGCGAGGGCACCACCCGCACATTGTCCGGCCCCAGGCGGATGGCATCGCCGCGCCGCTGGCAGGTGTTCAGGATCAGCAGCAGCGCCAGGCGCTCCCGCGTGCCCGGTCCCCAGTGCTTTCGGAAAGCATCAATCTCGGCATCCGTCCATGTGTGGAAGCCGCCCTTCCGGCCCTTCAAGCGGGCTGTAGCGTCCCAAGGGTTCGCGCTCGCCAGCTCTGCTGCCACCGCCCATGCCCAGATGGCCTTCAGCGCCTTGCGCATGTTGTTCGCCGCACCCGGCCGATCCACCATCTTAGCCAACAGCAGATCCGCTTGAGGCACCCCAAATGCCTTCACCATGGCTTTGCCGATGGCCCGCCGGGCGCGCTCAATCGTCGCCCCCTGATTGCGCCGCGTCGCTTCGCTTTTCGCCTTCCATCGCGCCGACTGATAGTATCGCACGATCAGCGCTTCCACCGTTCCAGGCACCACCCGGTCAGCTCCCGGCTTCAGCTTCTCGGCATGGGCGGGCGCCATGGCCAGGCAAGCCTGATACTCTGCCCACCAGTCCGGACTGAAGACCGCCGCCTTGAAGTAATGGACCGCCTGCCCCTTTCGCCGAAAGCGCAGCCGCATGGCCCCGCGGTTGTCGCGGAACTCCGTCACATAAACGGGCAGGCGCTTAGGCGGCTTTGCCATCGCTACAGCTTGGCCCGCCGGATCATGGCGTCAATGTCGTCGGGGTCTGATATCCCGCCGGGAAGTGCCGCCGGTGCGCACGGGAAGATCAGCAGATCACCGGTAGCGGCTTCCACCCGGACGGCAACCGGCACGCCCGCCTTTGCGGCGCCCTTCAATGCGCGCTCCACGTCGCTTTGGCTGAAGCGGCTCCACCGCCGCGCAACACTCATGCGAACCCCCGCGTGCCGCGCGGGTTGAAGCCTTCGATTTCCCGGACTTCATCAGGATCAAGAATGCCCATGTCGATGGCAATCTTGTGCGTGTTCCACCGGGTTTCCGGGTCGCCTCGCAGCAGCGAGGAAAGATCAAGCTCGAATTCCAGGCCGCTTCCGGCCGGGAACAGCGACCGGCTCATGACGGCTTCCACCTTGCGTGCCCACGGCCCCAGGGTGAACTGTGCGAACCATCGCCCGGCCGTCTCGGCATTGGTGAAGGTGCCGTGGCTCAAGTCGCCAGCGATGGCCGGCGGCACCCCGAACAGTCGGAATATCTCTTCGGCCGCAAATCGGCGGCTGCCCAGCAGCTCGGTATCTTCGGGCGTTAGTGAGAAGGGTTCATATTTGGTTCCCCCTTCTAGGATCATCGGTTTGCCCGCGTTCGCAGCACCCTGATAGACTTCGATCATGGAGGCCCGAAGGCGCGCCTGTTGATCTTCACCCATCTTGCCTTCCACCGTGAAGGCGCCGGCCGGCAAGGCTCCATTGTGCAGGAAGCGCTTGGCGAACTCACTCACTTGAAGCGCGCTCGCCACCGTCTCCGCCGAACGGCTCAACCGCGACCGGCCGATGATCCCGTCATCGCTCCGGTCGCGAAGGTGGATCACGTCATCGGCCAACAGTCGCCGCACGCGGCCGGACTGGCCATAGAGGCCCGTCTGTTCCGACACGTCATAGACAAGCCGCCCGCTCGGCGCGAGCATCACGCTGCACCAGCTCCAAGGGACGAAGCGAAGGCCGCTGATGGCCCCGCCGCCGTCGCGCTCAATCTCGATCAGGCCATTGCCGCTCAACAACGTTGAAGCCATCAGGCTTTGCAGCAAATCCGGCCATGTCTGGTGCACATTCGGCCCGCCCCGGATGAGCTGCCCAACAGGATGATCTGCCACTTCGACCCGCGCGCTTCCAGTGCGCCGATAGATGTTGGCCGGCGCCATCGCCAACGCGTCCGATATCGCGCCGACACAGGCCGCCACCGCCGCCAGATTTTCCGCCGCCCGCTCATTCACCGGCGGCCCGGCGCCAAGGGCGGAAGACATGCCCAGCCAGGACGGTGAACCCGTCCTGCGTTCGTATCCCAGCATCCCCGCGAGGCGGGTCATCAGGTTCATGCGCCCATCTCCGCCATACGCAGCGTCCGCAAGCGCCGTTCCCTCTCCAACAGGCCCGGCATGGCCCGCAAGGCGATCTCCGTTGCCGGATAGGCTGGATGGGCGCTCACGATGCTGATTTCATGAAGCTGCACCTGCTTAAGGGTGCGCCGTTCGCCCTGCCAGCTTTCGCCACCGGGCTTGACGGTGAACCCGAACGACATTCCGCCAAGGTCGCCACGGGTGGCGAGCGCCAGCACGTCCGCACCGGCCTGTGTGTCCGGCAGCTCCAGGTCAAAGGCGAGGCCCTTCGCATCCTCTTGCAGCTTCAGCGTGCCGCTGCGGGTCCGCCCCAGCACCTTCCCCGCGTCATGATCCAGCAGCGCCAGCACGTCGCCTGCAAGGCTCCTGGCGAACGCGCCGGGCGCGATGGTTTCCACCACCCGCCCGATGCGGGCTTCCGCGCCGAATGTCGCGGCATAGCCGGTAAGGCGGCGGCCGGAAGCGCGAAGCTCCCCGGCCACCGCCCGCCGTTCAACCGACGGGCGCATGTCGGTTGCGGACTTCATCAGGCGACACCCACCGCAGCGGCAAGAACGCCCGTGGCTTTCACAAAGGCCGCCGGGTTGCGCAGCGCGATATCGGCCGTGGCCATCGCCCGGACCATCACGTTGCCCTTGGAATAGGCGGTCGCCTCATAGGGGTTCACCAGCACGTCGAGCGCGCTCCAAAGCCCGATCAGCAATTCGGAGAAGTCGCCATAGATCATCGCGCTTTCGTTGCTCCCGGCCCCCAGCGTGTCCGGCGCCAGATTGGTGAAGGCGGTCGGCTGCTGATGGAAGATGGCGGCCGTGCCCAGCGGCAGCTTCTGTGTGTCCAGCGTCCGCATGGCGATGGTCTGCACGCGCGGGGTGGACAGGAACGCCCGGCGCGGCCCGGCGTTCGCCACATTGGCCTTGCCGATCATTTCGGCGCCGGTGTGGAAGATCGACGTGGCATAGGCCTGTGTCTGGGTTCCCGCTGCCGCCAGAATGCCCACCGGCTGATTGGCGCCGCCGCCAAGGATGGCCGCCCGGTCCATTTCCAGCGCTATATCGCGGGCCATCATCTGGCGCAGCAGCCCTTCCACCGCCGGCGAAGTCTGCATCAGCATGTTGCGGCTGAACTCGGACAGGCTGCCCACATGCTTGGGGGCCATGGTGACTTGCCGGAACTGCGGGTCGCTGGCGGTCAGGGCCGCATTCTCGGCAATCCATGCGACGGACGGCGCCGCCTTCTCACCGGGGATTTCCACATTGCCCATCAGGCCGGTGAGTGTCCGGGCGCCAAGCCCGGCGATCACGGTGGAAGCGGTCAGGGCGCTGATATACTCACTCGCCATGAAGTCGGTCGGCACCAGGTTGCTGCCCGGTCCTGCCGCCGGCAGGCCTGTTGTGAGAACGCGGGTTTCGAATATCTCGGTGGGCACTGCCACGCCTTCGAAGGTTCGGCCGCTCTTGGCGCGCAATTCGGCATCCATTTCGCGTTCCCGGCCCGTATCGATACCGGAAAGCCCGGCGCCCCACGCCAGCGCACGGATGAGGCTGTAGCCGTCCAGGGTAACGGCAAGCCGATCATCGCGCTTGGCAGGCGCCGCACGGTCGAGCGCATCCAGCGCCTTGGCGCGGGCGATCTTGCCGTCGAGGTCGCGCAGCTCGGCTTCCGCCGCCGCGAAGTCTTCGCCCTTGTCGCCTTCATGCGCCGCACGCATCCGTGCCACCACAGTGCCGCGTTGTTCGATCAGTTCAGCAGTCTTCATGGGTCACTCTTTCATGCTGGCCGGGAGCGCGTCGGACGCCCCCGGCACGGTGAAGGCCGTCTGTCGTCCGACGATGGCGAGAAAAGGGGTTATCCGCATCGATAGCGACCGGTTCGGCCGCTTGCTCCGGGTTCAACGCACCCGTCGTGAATGCAATCAGGTCACGCAGGAACTTTGTGCGAACAACGCAGATGCGATCCACCTGTGGTGGAAGTGGAAGTGGAAGTGGAAGCGGAAGGTCCGGTCGCGCATCCATTTGGTCCCGAATACGGCTGTTGATCCCGAAGAACCGGACATCATGGGACAAGTCGCCAGTCTCGAATATGAGCCGGGAAAACTGCCGAAACGAGCCGTCAGTTATCTGAAACTCAAAGCGCATATCCCAATGATTGAAGCCGGGTTCGAGGGCGCTCGATACTCGGCCCGAAAATAGGGCATCGAGAAACTCGCCCAAGGTGGCATCCCTCCCTACGCCGTCGAAAGGCCAGGGGTCACAGTTTTCCGAGGCGCCGGCATAAACTTCGGAAGCGCGAGCGAGCGTGATTGCAGCGGGTGCATTGTTGATCTGATTGGAAGCCACCAGCGCCAGAAAGAAGTTCGTGACATCGGAAGCAACAATATCGCGCGCGGCGTAACCTTGGCCGCTGCACTGAAGCAGGTGCGTGCGTCGCAAGCACCTACGCACCTGTTCAATGGTTGGCGCGCCAGCGATACCGCTAGCAGCCAAATGCCTTTCGAGTTCGACGGCCTTTGCCATGGTTCCACCTTTCGAACCCTAGATACTGACGCCCTCATTCGGACTTGAAGGGTGTAAATGAAGCCCACGCATCAGTCCGGATCGATGAACAGCATCGCCAGATTGGTGAGCCGCGCAAGGCCACCAAAGGCGCGGGCCGCGATGGCGGGGTTCATCATGTCCATGACGCTATCTCCGGCGTCGTTCGGGGCGTAGGCGTAGTCTAGGGTAGAGGCGAGCGCTTCGATCTCTTTCAGGATGGCCAGCAGTTCCGGGCAACCGAATGGCTTCATGCCTCCATCGATTGTGAACAGTGCCAGCATGTTGCGAAGCTCGCGCATACGCGCTTGATCGAAGTTTGAAAATTCAGTGGTTTCATTGCTCTTTGCAATGATATGCGCAGTCGCAGCCATGATCGTTCCTCCAATGAACGGTTTGGTGAGAACCGGGCGGTCGTTGGTAGCTTCCGTCCGGTTCGTTTTTCTGATAACGCTAATTCCGCCATGCAGTCAATTAGCGATAACAAAAAATCTAGGGGCAGGCCGGTCACCACGGGAACCGGCACCATGGTTGGCGTCCGGCTGCAATCGGATCAACTGGCAGAGCTGGACGCATGGATTGCCACACAAGGCGAGCCAAAGCCCTCCCGCCCGGAAGCAATTCGGCGTATGGTCATAGAAGTGCTGGGAGCAAAGGGCGGCGCATGAACCATAAACGGGGAAGACCCCGAAATCGCCGGGCCTGCTGCAAGCTGTGCAAGCGCTGGAAGGTCAACGGCGTGCGGACGCAATCGCGCGACGGGGAGAAGTTCAGCGATCACAAGCGCCGGCACGCCCCGCAATGAGCCGGAGCCGCAAGAAAGTGCCGATTGCCGGCGTCACGGGCGCCGCCAGCGACCGGCCGTTCAAGACAATCGAACATGGACGCGCCCGCGCTGCGACACGCCAAGCGCTGGCCAGCGGAACCGAACCACCGCCGGCCAGGAAGTTCGGCGATCCTTGGCGCGGGGAGAAGGACGGGAAGTCCTATCGGCCGGAAAATCCGGAACTGCTGCGCAAGTAGGGCTGTGGCGGGCGTCACCACAGCGACCGGATATCGGCAAGGCATTCCTCCGGCGGCGCGGCTCGTGTCGCCAGCCCTATGGCCATCACCAGCGCGACCAGGCCGTCAATCTTGTCCCGACTGCGTTCCTTGTTCAGCTTGCGGCTTCCAGCCGGGTCCGTCTGGAACACCGCATTGCCGGCGTTCCACCGCAAAATGGGGTGTCCGCCATGCTTCAGCTTGCCGGACAGCATGGCCGCTTCGAAGCAATCCACGGCCGGCCCCATGTCGCGCCACCCCTGCCCGAACGGCGTCAGCGGCAGCTTCAGCCCCATGCGGTCCAGGATCGATTGCAGCTCGGCCATGTGCCACCGGTCATAGGCGATGCCTCGGATATCGAACCGAGCCGCCAGCTCGCCAAGCCGCGCCGCGATGAATTCCTTGTCGATGGCCCGGCCGGGCGTCGCTTCGATCAGCGCCTTGTTCGCCCAGGTGCGATAGGGCACCCGGTCAATCTCTTCCTTCTCGGCAATCCCTTCCTTGGGGCACCAGAAGAAGGGCAGCACCGCCCCCTCATCCTCGGGGAAGTAGAGCACCAGAGCGGTCAAGTCGCGCACGTCCGACAGGTCAAGCCCGGCGTAGCAGGGCCGTCCGACAAGGGCGAGCATGCCCACTTCCCCGGCGCATGCATCCCATTCCAGCGGGCTGATGGCCTTCGGCTCGGCATCGACGCGCTGATTGCAGTAGAGGTTCCGAAAGGCCGGTTCGTTCGTCGGCATGCGTTGCGCCCGCATTGCCTCTTGCGCCAGTTCCTCCCGGCTGCGGAACACTCCAAGCGCCGGGTTGGCGAGCTGCCAGTTTTCCGGATCGAATACGTCCGCATCTTCCGGCACGGCGTAGACCGCGCCGTGAAAGGTGGGGTCCGGGACTTCGCCAGCCTTGACCCGTCCGGCATAGTCGCACAGTTCCGACATGATGTTGTCGGCGTCGGGGCTTTGCGTGCCTATGGCGATCAGCAGCGGCTCGGAGCGCTTCCCCATCGACGTGCGCAGCACGTCGAACAGCTCCCGGCGCTTCCATTGCGCAAGCTCGTCGCAGGCGATGAACGAGGCCGCGAGGCCGTGCGCCGCCGGCCCGTCACTGGCGAGCGCCCGATAGGTCGAACCGGTGACATTATCGACGATGCGCTTGGTGAAGGATTGAACGTTCAGCCGCTTCGCCAGCCATGGCACGGCATAGCACCAGGCTTCGATTTCGGCGAAGATGAGCGCGGCCTGTTCCTTCGTCGCGGCCGCCGAATAGCATTCCCCGCGCGGCTCGGCTTCCGGCCCCACCAGGTGCGCAAGGCACAAACCCGCCACCAGCACTGTCTTTCCGTTGCCGCGCCCGACGCTCATCAGGCCGGTGCGCACCAGGCGCCGGCCGTCGTCGCCGGTGGCATAGACGGCCTTGATCCAGTCTTTCTGGAAATCGAGCAGCTTCATGGGCTCCCCGACGCCAAGCCCTTTGGTGACGGGGAGCGCTTCAAGGAACGCAATCACCCGGCCGGCGCGCGACAGGCCCGGCGCATCCCAAGGCTGTTCGGCGCGGATCGGGCCGACAGACCGTGCCACCCGCTGAAGCCGCTCCGCACCAGGCCCTCGCTTGCCCATCTAGCCTCTCCCGCCTCTCCACAAATCCGCCATCATCTTCACCCTTAAGGCCCTGAAGCAACAAAAGAACAACAGACCAACTAACTCAATCTTCCTTGGGGGCGTCGGTCCTAGGGGTTTCACTTATGAGCGATTTTTTGTAATTTTCGGTCGTGCCGCCGCTCACCTCACTGTCAGTGAACCGGTCCCACCACTCATGCACGGGCCGCACATAGCGCCCGGCCATGCCCTTGCGGTCCGCGTCTTCAGCTATCCGCCGCAGGCATTCACCAGCGGGCACTGCTAGCAGGATCACGTCACCCCCGAGTTGATCCTGCCACCACTGCCGCTCTTCATGCGTCGGGGCGCCGACGATGAAGAATGCATGGCCCGCTGCCCGCTCGGTCGCCAGCGCTTGCAACAGGTTGTTCCTCAACTCCAACGCTTGCGCCAGCCACCGCTTGGACACAGCATATCGCGGCTCGCCTGAAAGCTTCACAAGGATGTCATCCAGGTCGATCACGATATCCAGCGGCTTGGCCCGCTCCCGCGCCAGTGTCGTCTTACCGCTGCCCGGCGGTCCACAGATGATTGTGAGCGGCACCGCGCTGCGCTCCAACCCATCGGGCCGTGCCCTGCTGGCACCCTCGCTCATCCGCCGCTCACCCCATGGGTGCGCCGCATCCAGGGGCCGCCCGTCTGCATCGCATCCGCGCCTTGGCTTCGAAGTCCGGACAGGCCCCGCTTCGATCCCCCGCGCCGTCTTGGCCGAATGGCAGCGCCAGCACAGCGACCGCAAGCCGGACAGGGCAGGGAAGGCGGCCCCGCCGTGCTTCACAGGCACCACATGGTCCACCACCCGCGCGACCACGATCCTGCCGAATGACCGGCACTCTTGGCATAACGGTTCGGATTGCAGCTTCAGCAGCCGAAGCCGCTGCCACTGGGCCGTGCTATAGGGCCAAGCGGCCATCAGGCGGCCTTCCTGACTGGCACGACAAGGAAGGTGCAGGTTGCTGCCTCGCCAAGCACCTGCACCGCCGCCCGCCCCAGCGCCGGCCCATAGGGTTCCAGGCAGTCGCGAAGCACCGGACTGCCGATGAGCCGCACGGCCGTTCCGTCAACTCGGATGGTGAGCGGATCGATGAGGCTGGCGTAGCGGCGATCCCCGATGAGCGCACGAACCGTTGTGCGAAAGCGGGCGGCGTCCGGGCATTCGCCGGAATGATCGATCGACGCTTGCTTGAACTTCATCGTGCCAGTGGCCGGCCGCCGCCCCCGTAACCGCTGCCCCCCGCAAGTCTTGCGCCCCGCAGCCCATTCAATGCGGGCAGGCCACTTCCAAAACATGTCACCTTCATCCATAACGACTTCTCCGTTGTGACGGCGGCCCGTCGCTGATTTGCGCGGCGCGTCGTCGGATTTTCGAGCGATCTTCCCTCTATTTCCCTACCTTCAGTCTCTTCTCTTCTGTTGCTGCTGAACCTTGGTGAGCCCGAGCTAAGGTCGCAGGCCGACACCGCCGCCCCGAAATGGCGACGGCCCCCGCCATGCTGATGAACGTCCGTCCGGGTGAACCTCGGAGCCGCCGTCGCTGTCAGCCGCTTCCCGCTTTTCTAGGGCTGCCATCGCCGGCAATCCGGCCTTGGCACCTTGTCATCCGCGCATGGGAATTCGGCCTGCGCGCCTCGCTCTTGATGAACACCGTGGTAGCGAGGTTTAGGGGCGTGTCCGCCACCGTGAGCGCGCGGGACACATGGGCGGCCACGCCCTAGACCCCACCCCCTTTCCACGATGAAAGAGGGGCTTTTCTGCTAGCCGCGCTCGCTGAATTGCTGAACAACTTCAGTCGGCGAAAACAGGTTGCTAGCCATGGGAAGTTGAGGGTTCGCAAGGCTTACCCCTCTTCCGTAGGGGTCACCAGCTTGAAATCGTTGCATTTATTTCTTCCCTCCCTGGCCGCGTCCCCCCGCTTCATCCGGGCCGCGCCCGATCTGTCCGGCATGAAGGTCGCCGCGCGC